CTCGTAGATTACTATTTCCCGGAACATCGCCAATAATATCTAAACTATTGTTTTTATATTCAATCAAGTGATTTCTTAGTTGGCCTAAAGTCAGCACTTCTAAATCAACATTAAGACTATTAACATCTAAATTGACTGGAATTTGATAAAATCCAGTTTTTGATGTAGCTGTGCTACTATATAAACTTACAAAAACAGTATCGCCAACCGAGAGTAAATTTTGATCTATTAATATAGCAAATTTATCTACAGCACTGATAATGGCGTATTGTCCAGGAGAAACTGGTTTATTGTTTACAACTATTTTAGTATTAGGAGAGTCTGTACTGATGTTTGGAATAATGTCAACAGGAAATAAATTTGTTGTTCCGTCATATGTAAAATTAAAAATTTGATATTGCTTACTAAAGAATGAATTAATTGTCCAACTATTCAATCTTGTGCTAGTACCTCTAGTCAGATTTTTTTGAATAAAACCTGAGTTAGTGTTTACAATTTGAGATATACCTCCTGAAATCAAATAGGAAAAAGTATCTATATTGTAATTGTTTTCAAATTGAATATCACCTTGTGTTAATAAATTTTTGTAACTGAGTGGAAAACCTAACACAGGATCGTTGGAGCCTGTGCCTTGCTTGTATGAAAATAATTTACAGCCCGGAAACTGTGATCCGTTGTAAACTGAAAAATTTGAAAAACTTATTCCGTTATCATCTATCAAGTCAAATAATGGTGCCTGATTTATACCAGTTTTTTGTTGGCTGTTTATCCAGTTTGACCCATTGTAGTGCCAAGTTTTTTTCCCATTTGCGCCAGACTTTACAATAATTGTATGCCCTTCTTCAACTATTGCATCAACAGCTTCTTCAATGTAGGCTTGATAATCAGTTTGTAACGGCGAAGGCGTTGACGTAGCTTCTATAGTAAAATTAAAAATTTTATTTCTAACTTCAAGATTTTCGTCTATGCTGAAAATTATTCTAGCTCCGTCTTTGATAACCAATGGATTAGCGTCAGTGACAAATCCGGTCCCGTTAATTAAATTACTGGCTACAAATTGACGTTTATATGCTGTGCCCGTTGATTCAAGATTGGCACTACTGTTAGCAGTAAAAACGGTGCCAACTATGTTCGATACTGCACCAATAGTTGTCCATACCGTTGTTCCTACATTTGCAATAATATAAACTTCTCCAACAACAAGGCTGTATGAATTAACTAAAGATGCACCAACCGAAGTCCAATTTGTTGTTCCCAAACTAGTTATATTATAAGATCTGCCTAACACAAGATTAGAAGATGTTCTAATGTCGTCTATCACTAATTCTGTAGGAGCTGTTGGCTCAATGTCGGGTATAAATCTACCTTGTATTTGTGTGTAGGCGTTTGTTATAAAAAAATCATCTAATATATCTACAGGATTTTTAGCTTCCGTGCCAAAATTATATAATTGAAGACTAGGATTGAATTCTATAATTGGTCTTTGTGCCCTTTTTGTTTGGTCTAACACAAGATCAATTTTATTATACTCTGCGGTTTTATTAATTATGTCAACATGAAACCATCTATTGCTTCTAGACCATCCATTAAGATCAAGGCTGGAACGATTTATTGTGATGTAATCTGCGCTACTATTAATTTCTAATTCAGGTGTAATAAGCGTGCTTTCTAAAATTAATGTGATTGCGTCGCCCACCCCCTCGACATAATAAGTTTTATTTGCATACTTTTCAGGCACTGAGGAATCAAAAGTAATTTTTAATCCATTTGTAAAATTAACTCCGTTAGGTGCAATATAATTTTTTTGACCAATTATATCTAAGTCTGGATCAATATTTGCAGATGTTGGGTCAATTAATTGAATTCCTCCTAGTGCTTTATCGCTTTGATCACTTTGATAGTAAAGAAAATTCAACGGTGCTGTAATTGGCGGCACCTCAAAAAATATATCTAATCGGCTATAAAATTCTTTGCCAGCATTTGTTGCGCCTGTTTTTACTCTTACTTTTTGTTCATTGGTGACTATGGTTTTACGAGTTAGATAAATTCTTGGATTATCGTCCTCATCATTGTACACACTTACCTGATAAACATCGTTTCTTTCACTTAAAGGAATAAGATTGTTTTGGTCAAGATAAATGACATCTTCTTCGATTCTAGCTGTGTTATACCAATAAGTATCGTCTATAAATGCGGTATTGATAAAAATTAAAGTGGCCGAGTTTAAAGAAGATACTGGTCCATCAAACCCTCCTAAAACTTTGTCTAAATCACTTACCAAACATCCCTGCAAAGATTGGTAACTATGACTTGTTGCATAGTCTATTATGTCTGCAACATTCATATTTGTCCATTGGACTTGAGCGTCAGCTAATGGTACTTGAAAAACAACACTGCCAACATTCTGACTATTATTTGTTACTCCAAATACATTTCTAGTGGATAGATTTGGTATATTAGGGTCTACTCCTAATGCGCCTATACTTGATTGTATGCTAAATTTATTACCAGGCTCGTTAATTTCAAAAACATATCTACCACCTCTTGCCAATGTAATGATAGGATTTGGTGTATCGTCAGAACTAGAAAATCTGTATGTTTGAGTTAACGAATCATATGTTATTCTAAAAGTCTGTTCTAATGGCACCGTTGATGCTGAAACGTTAACCGCCGCAGGACCATTTTCTAACCAATAGTATTGTGCAAAATTTATAAATTTATCTAAATCAATTTGAGGATTGTAGGAATAATATTCGCTGTCAAACAACCTTGAATGATTGTTTGTGAAACCTCCATAATATTCAATTTTATTGACAATATCTATATAGGTAGTGGCAAAAGTTAATTTTTTTGTAACTTTGTCTTCAATCACTACACCTGGTTCTAATTGGTAATCTTGTCTTTCTTTACTTGGTTCAGTGATGTAACTGTCGGAAGGTTTAAATGACGGAGCTAGTTTTCTTCCAATATACCCATTTACTTTTTTAACGTCAGTTTCACTTACCAATTGATCAGTGGTGGCATTGAGAAACTTTTTATTAGTTTCTGTGTTAAAAATTTCTGGTAAAAATTCAATTGTTTTAAAAGACGCCATTTTTATTCCTGTTATTCAGTAATGTTTAACTGTGCTGCCGTTATAGCAGAAATTACTTGAACGTTATCTACTGTAGCGGCACTTACCAATATTTCATCAGGATCAGCATTAATTTGATATAATGTTCCAAATCTACTATCAGTATTCGAAGGCACAATAACTATACTACTCACAAATGGTACTAAAACCGTGTGTAAATAAGCACTAAGCTCACTAAAATAAAAAGTTTCTCCAAAATCCCAATTGTTAATGTCAAAAAAAGTATTGATTGCAGCTATCACACTGCTTTTAACTTCATTATCACTTATGTTAGAATTTGGATTTTTAATTACTTTGAAAGTAGCACGTAATTCTGGTCTAGCTTTGTTGCCAAATAAAGGTTTGAAAACTGCAGGATTATATATGATGCTATCACTTATAGTTTTAAATGCTTCAATTGACCCAAATTCTGTGCTAAGTTCTGCAATAGAAGGTGCCACCGGCTCTATAATGCGATTACTAGTATCGGTAATATAAGAAAAATAGTCATTTGAATAACTTTTTGTTAATATATAAAAATCAATTATATTATTTGGGCTAGGATCTATTCTACGGTTATTAGGTGCATTATGTCTGTATTGAAACTGTAAATTTTGTCTACCAGTTCTTGCTATATAATTTTTAACAACAGTGAGAGTTATTCCATTAGATTGATAAAATGTTGGTTTGTTTTCAGCAGGTACTAACGGGTCTCCTAATACTGCATAAAATATTGTACCAGCTGCATACAATGATATATTGGCAATAATTAAAGATTTGGTGTCATACGTGGAGACTACTAAGGATTCATCAATTGGATTGTATCTTAAAAAATTATATTCGTCTAAAGATTCAACAAAGTACACGTTTTTATTTTCTGGATTAACACTAGGCGCAACTAAATTTGTAAACAAATCGGGGTTGTCAGGCACTTCGTCAAGGTTATCATCAGGAAAAGTAATTTTAACTTTTCTGTTGTCTTCAATGCCATCTGCACCAACTGCGGTGCTCCATATTCTATAAGTTTGACTATAAAATAGTGCATCACTAGAATCTGGTTGTGTGTTTATACGTAACACTTTGATAAAATCAATTAGAGTTGTTGCTGTTCTACTATCATAAACTCTAACATCAGGATCAAAATAAAATCTTGTTTCTCTTTCACTTTGAAAATAATAATCTATGCCTCTACTAACAGCAGTGTATTCTCCGTTGTTATACGATAAACTAATGAACCAACTGTTATCAGATCCTGTGCCAGCTGTGCTACCTGCATTTGTCAAACTAAAATTGCCGGTGCCAAGATTTTGACTCTCAATTATTTTCCAACTCATTGTTGGTATATCATATCTTAATCCAAATGTTTTATAGCTGAGGATTTGTAATATTATATCGTTGACTAATGACTCGGACCAGTCGTTGGCAAATACAGGAATAATTTCACTTACAATAGCTCCGGTAGGCACAATCACACTCAGGGTAGCAGTTGATGTTAAACCAGGACTGTCATAATTTATAATGCTGGCCCATAGACTTGTGCGTTGATATTCGGTCTCGGGTGTGCCTGTTTGCAACTGATTTTGCGCATCAAAATATTTGCCGGCTGGCGCAATAAATTTTACCAAACTGCCTTGAACTAGATAGGTGTAATTTGGACTTGTAAAGGTTCCTGTACTGCGACCTGAGCTTGACGCTACTTGAGTCCACACTGCCACTGGTGCTACAGTACCGGTTCCTGTTCCCACGGCAGTAGCCGTAAAAATAGTTCCTACTGCGTTGCTAG